ATGGCATTGCCCGCCGCCGTTTACCAGACAATTGGCAACAAGCCATTCGCTTTTACCAAGGCGCGCTACATGCCCTTCTCGTGGACGGGTTCTGAGCAGCGGGCGATGAACAGCGGCCCAGGCTTCTTGACACTGAAACAAGCGCAAATTGCCCAGGCCATTCGCGCATTGCGCAACGAGATCGAATCCGATATCGCCGTGGCGATTCGTTTGGCTGCTTCGCGGGCGTATGGTGTGGCTGGTACCACGCCGTTTGCCAATGATTTGTCTGATCCGGCGAATCTGGTCAAGATTTTGACGGACAACGGCGCGCCCGGAGATCGTCACCTGACGATTGACACGACCGCTGGCGTGAATTTGCGCAAATTGACCCAACTGACCAATGTCAATCAGGCTGGGAGCAGCGATCCCTTGCGGCGCGGTGTGCTGTTGAATATTTTCGACTTTTCTGTCCGCGAATCCGGTCAGGTATCGGCCCATATCAAAGGCACCGGCGCCAGCTATGTGGTCAATGGTTCGCACGCCATTGGCTCCACCAGCCTGGCCATCAAAGCCGGGTCTGGCACCGTTGTGGCCGGGGATGTTTTGTCGCTGCAAAACGACACCAATAAATACGTGGTGACCACCGGCGTATCTGCGCCAGGCACCGTGGAGATTGCAGCTCCCGGTCTGCGTCAGGCGCATGTGGACGGCGAAACTGTGACGATTGGCAATAATTATGTTGGCAACGCCGCATACAGCCGCAGTGCCGTGCTGTTGGGTACGCGCTTGCCCGATATGCCGACTGAAGGCGATTTATCGGTTGACCAGATGGTAATTACCGATCCGGTTACTGGACTGTCCTTCCGCGTGCTGGCGTACCCCGGCGACCACATGATTACCTACCGGGTTGAAATTGCCTGGGGCGTTTCGGTGATCAAACCGGAGCATACGGCGCTGTTGCTGGGCTAAATTTGTCTTTTCCACTTTCCCCATCCGGGGCGCGCCCTGATTCGATGGGGAAAGTGGTATGCTTTTCAATCGTTTGATGGAGATTTTTTATGGCTGAATATTTCACTATGAAAAAAGGCAACGAAATAATGGAGAATGTGTATATCTCCGTAGTTGAAGCGCATAAGAAATTGGGTTGGACGGTGGTCGAAGCCGACTCTGCAAAAGCAGCGCCCAAGAAGCCCGGCGCGAAAGACAAGTCTGACGACAAATCCGGCAGCGAAAAAACTGAAGAATAGCCAAAACAGGCTAACGCAATGACTATTCTGACTGCCGACGAAGCTGCACGCGCCCTGCGCACGACCAATACCGACCCGGCCATGCTGGATTTGTTGCCCCAAGTGGACGCTTATATTCGACAAGCCACCGGGCGTGATTGGTCTGCCGACTCGACGGTTGAGCCTACGGCCAAGAGCGCCGCGATGATGCTTCTTGTTATGTGGCACGAAGATCCTGCCATGATTGGCTCGGAGAACGCTGCTGCTTTTGGCGTATGCGCGGCTTTGACGCAATTGGAGGCGCAGGCATCCTCAATAACGTTCACAGGCGCGTCTGGCAGTGGGTATTGTGCGCTGCCAGGCGCGCAGGTTGGCGACCTGGTGGCTGGACTGGTAGAAATTGCGCCAACGCCAGGCGATGCAAAAAGCCTGTTTGAGTCTGTAATCACCTATAAAGATTCGATCCGGCAGATCAGCGACAGCGATTTGTCGCAAAAAACCTATCGGGTGCGTTTTTCGTCTGCGGTGAATCCATGAGATTAAACGACAAGGTAACCAACCCGGGCGAGCTGCGCACGCCTATCAAGCTTGGCCAACCGTCGCTGATCACTCAACCTGGTGGATTTCAGCGCAAAGCGTACACCGCAGTCGCGGACCGGCTGGCCAAGTGGACCAACGTATACGGCGCAGAGGCATGGACGGCTGAATCTGTGCAAGCGACCGACCCGGCAACGGTACTGATCCGCTATCACGCATCGATTGATTCAACCTGGGGCGTCCAAAAAAACGGGCAGTGGTACGACATCGTTGCCCTGGACGATATCCTCGATCGGCATGAATATATCGAGATGAAAGTCAAGAGGATGGTGGGCGGATGACAACCCGGGTCAGTATGAGCCTGAATGGTCTCGATGTGTATCTGGAAAAAATCGCGCAAGCCGGCGGAAATGTAGATGACGCCGCGGCGAATGCGGTTGTCGCCGGCGGTGACGTGCTGCTCGATGGGATGCTGAAGCGTGTGCCGGTTTTGACCGGGCATCTGGCAGATACGCTGAAACGGACAGATCCAGTGCACGACGGGAATCTGGTTTTTGTCGAAGTCGGAATGCCGCGTGATGCGCCGGCGGACGTCGCTCGTTATGGCAATGTCCAGGAATATGGTTCGGCATCAATGGCGGCGCAGCCCTACATACGTCCAACCATCGACGAAGATGCAGGCAAGGCCCGCCGGGCGCAGCGGAAATCATTGGAGCAGGATGGCGTCCTATGAATGACCCGTATGAGATGACCGCCAGCGCCATGGCCACGCTGGGTATCCCCTTCGCCGCTGACGTTAACCGGGCAACCCTGGGCACGCCCCTGCCAGACCTTTTTGTTGTGTTTAAGCGCGTTTCATCGGTTGCCCAGGATTTTTTCGACGATACCGAAAAGGAACGCTTTGTGCGTATGCAATTATCCATTTTCAGCCGCTCCGGGTTGGTGGGCCTGCCCGATACAGACGCGGCCATGAAGGCCCAAGGTTTTGTTTTCTCGCGCGAAGTCGAGCTGCCCTACACGGACTCTTCTGGTCATTTTGGCCTGGCGCGCGATTACACCATTTTGCTCGATCTGTAAAAGGAGAGTGTTTTATGCCCAATCAAAATGAGTACAAGCAACGAGTCGGGATCGACAGCCTGTATTACGCCCTCGTGACTAAGGACGACGCCGATGGCTATGTGACCGGCGCGCCGGTATACCTGGCCCCGGTCGCATCGCTGAAACAGAGTCCAAAAACGGATAGTCAGGTGCAATATTTCGATGATGCCCCGTTCGAAGAGATCGACGCCGAGGGCGCAACAGACCTGGAATTCGAAATCTCGTCCCTGCCATCTGTACAATATGCCGAATTGCTCGGAAATGAATTCGACGCGGTCGGCGGACGGGTGTACGACGATGCAAATCCATCGCAGGCACCTTATTTTGCGCTGGGCTTTCGCTCGAAAAAATCAAACGGCTCCTATCGCTACTATTGGTTTAATAAGGTGCGCCTGAGTCGTCCCAGCGAGGAATTTTCTACCCAGGCGGACAAAGCCGACCCCAAAAAGACCATGCTCAAAGCGACGGCGCTCAAAAGCATCTACAAGTTTCTCTATCCGAGCGGCAAGGCCAAGGGCTGCAAACGCGTTTTCGGGGATGAAGACACGCCCAACTTCGACGGCGGAGATTGGTTCGCCGCGGTCCAGACGCCTGCATCCGCTTCGCCAAGCGCCCTGGCCTGCTCACCCAACCCGGCTGACGCTGCCACCGGCGTGGCGATCAGCGCCAACATCATTTTGACTTTCAGCAACCGCATCCGCAGCGGCAACACTGGCATCCTACTGACCAGCGCCGCCGGCGTTCCGGTCGACGCGGCCTACAGTTGGAATGCGACCGGGACGATCCTGACCATCAACCCCGTCAGCGACCTGGGCGCGGCTGCCGATTACCTGGTGACCCTGGCCGGCGTAACCGACATCTACGGCCAGATCCTGGCCAATACGGTCTACAGATTCACCACCGCCTAACACCATTTACGGGCGAGCCGGAATCAACCCCTGCTCGCCCGTTGGAGAGTCTATGCCAACGCCTATCAAGATTACGTTGTATAACCCGAAGACCCAGGAAATCATCGCCGAATATAGCCAGTCGATCATCACGTTCGAGATGCTGGTCAAAGCCAGCCAGCTTAAGGAGCTATTGGATAATCCTCCCGAGCAAGAGCGCAAGTGGTGGTGGATATGGCATCCCTGGATGAAACGGCCAGAGTCGGAAGAGCAAAAGCAAGTCGCCGCGCTGACCGAGCTGGTCGCAGAATTTTTTGGACATCAGTTTACGGCTGAGCAGCTGCGCGTTGGATCTGACGTTAGCGAGGTCGTTGCTGTGCTACGGGCAATTATTGCGCGAGCGGGCAGCATCAACATGGGAAACCCTACGCAGCCGCCCCGACTGAGGCCGAAGAAGGGGCGGTAAGCAATTCCAACGAATTACTCGATATCCAATGTTTCCTGGTGGACCGTTTCCACTGGACTGTGGATGAAATTTTTCAAATGGATATCGAGCGTTTATTACCCTTTATTGGTTACTACCCATATTGGCGGCGGCGCACCGAAAGCCATGAGACGCCAATTGAACGACATGCCTACTGTGACGAGGTCAACTGGCTATGAGCGAGAACCAATTAAATGCCAAGATTACAGCGGATACAACTGACTTCAAGGCGAATATAGCCGTTCTCAACCGTGAGATACGAGTGATCGAGAGCGGTTTTCGCGCATCTGCCGCCGCTCTGGGGGATTGGGCCAACGATGCCACTGGCCTCGAGCAGCGCATCAGCACGCTCAACAGAACCATTGACCTGCAAGGTCAAAAGGTAGAAAATCTGCGCGCCGAATATCAGCGCATCAAAGAAATAAAAGGCGAAAACAGCCGGGCGGCGCAGGATTTGGAAATTAGGCTCAACCGCGAAACCGAAACGCTCAATAAAATGTCCAGGGAACTGGGCGAAACCGAGCAAAGCCTGAACGCTTTGCAAAGCGGATCGGACGAAGCCGCGGAATCTGTCGAAGACCTGGGAGAGTCGTCTGAAGGCGCTACAGGCGGCCTTAAAACGTTAGGGTCTGTCGCCAGTGTGACCTGGCGGGCGTTGCAAGTAGGGATTGGAACGCTAATCGGACTGGCAGGCGGTGTGGCTGCGCTGACAGGTTTGCTCGGAGGCCTGATTTTTTCGACCGCGGCGGAATCAGCCGAATTGGTCGATATGGCGGCAAAGACCGGCATTTCAACGACGCGTTTGCAAGAACTGGCCTATGTGGGCGATCAGGTCGGCACATCGTCAGATACGATTACCGGCTCCCTGGCGCGCTTGATTCGCAGTATGTCTGACGCGCAAGGACAGTATGCATCTTACAACGAGGCCCAGGCCGAGGCCGCAGCTAATGGCAAAAAATTCGACGGTCAACTAGGGGATAAAGCAGCCGCTTTTGAGCGGTTAGGCGTGCGGGTTACAGACGCGGCAGGCAACCTGCGCGCATCCGAGGCAGTATTTGCGGAGCTGATCACTGCGTTGGGCGGCGTAGAAAACGCATCCGAGCGGGATGCGCTGGCTATGTCGATTTTTGGCAAAAGCGCACTGGAACTCAACCCGTTGATAAAGGCGGGTAGCGAGGAGATGGCGCGTTTGGCAGATGAAGCTCACGAAGTCGGCGCGGTTATGTCCGATGAGGAAGTAGCCGCCTTCGAAGCCTTCGACGATACCATGGCTTCGCTCAAAGCCGGGTTGCAAGGAACGCTTGGCACCCTGGCCGGAGCATTCCTGCCGGGTTTCCAGGATTTTTTTTATCAGGCAGGCGGCTACCTGAAGGAATTCGCGGGAATCGTCAAAGAGTCTGATGGCGATTTTGGTCAAATGTCGACCGGTATCACCAGCCTGCTGCAAAAAATCATCACCGATCTGGCGGCCCAGGGTCCGCAATATTTGCAAAGCGGCCTGACCATTCTGACCGGTATCCTGGATGCAATCATCCAGAGCTTGCCGGGAATGCTGCCGGTGGCCATGCAGATGATCCAGGCCCTCATCAATTTTCTTATCGCCAGCATGCCGGAGTTGATGGACGCCGGCGTGCAAATTTTGTTGATGCTCATTACCGGGATTGTGACTGGATTGCCAGGTTTGGTCGAGGCGGCCTTGAAAATATTGCGGACCCTGGTGCAGGGACTGGCCCAAGCCATGCCGGCGCTTATTCCGATGGTCGCGGCTATCATCCCGCAAATCATCCTGATTCTGCTCGGAAATCTGCCGTTGCTCATTGAAGCGGCGCTACAGCTCATCCTGGCTCTGGCGCAGGGATTGATAGCGGCGCTGCCCATTCTGATACCTGCCGTTCCGGTCATCATTCAGGCCATTTATGACGTGCTTATCCAGTCGCTGCCGATGATTGGCGCGGCGGCAGGTGAATTGATTGCGGTGCTGGTGATGGGAATCATCGCAGCGCTTCCGGGTGTATTGGATGCCTCATTGAAAATCATTCAAACGCTCTATAACGCGCTTGGCCCGCGCGCGACCCTGACCTTGTTGCTCGAAATTGGTAAGGGGATCGTCAATGGAATCTGGAAGGGGATTCAGGGGCAAAAAGACGTATTCATGGCGCAAATCAAAGGTTTCTTTGCCGGGCTGGTCAACACGGTCAAAGATTCGCTCGGTATTAAATCGCCTTCGCAATTATTTGCCGACGAGGTCGGGAAGCAAATTCCGGCGGGAATCGGGATGGGAATAAACGCAGGTCTGCCCAACTTAGAGCGCGAGATGAATCAAGTTGTGCAAAGTTTGGGGCAATCTGTAGATATTCAGGCCAATCTGCGCGGGGTTGGGTCGGGTGGGGCACTAGCCCCGGCCTACGCGGCTGGAGCTGGATCCATCAGAATTGGAGACATTATCGTTGATGCGCGAGGAGCGACCGACCCGCGCGCAGTGGGCCAAGCGGTTGGAGAATCGGTCATCGGTAAATTGCGTTCCGCAGGAGTTATCTGATGTACAGATTGGTTCGCTTCGCAGAGATTAACCTGGAGCAATATAACCAGGTTGACGATGTCGGCTCAGGTCAGACGCCGACTCACTATATCATCCTGCCCGACGGCGGGGCTATCGACGGTTTCGGCGCGCTGCAAAAGCACCCGGGCGTGATCGAGCGCGTCAAAACGATGCGCTTGAGCGTTTCCACAGAAACGGCGCTGGCGCAGGCGTATTTTCGCCTGTTGGAGCTGCGCGGGCGGCGGGAGCGGCTATATCGCCGCTTGCCAGACAATTCGGAGCATTGGCAATTGGCGCGGCTGATCAGCGTGGCGGCCAAGCGCAGCTATGAGATGGCGAAATTCAAGAATATCCAGGATGTCGAGCTGCGCTTCGTGAGCGGAGAAATGATCTGGCATGGAAATTGGGCCGGGACGCGCTGGTTTTTGAATGACGCCAAATTCCTGAACGATGGGCTAGATTTCAACGGCGCGCCCATACCGCTGACGGAAGGGCTAAATAATTTTGTTGAGATTGTTGGCAGCGATGATGCCGGGCGCGCGCCAGTGCGCGCGTTGAAAATCATAGTGACAGCCGGCAGCGCAATTATCAGCAGAGTTGATATTGCCCGGGCCGGCGGTGAAATTATCACGTACGCGACAGACATTCAACCAGGCAGCTCGTTGATAATTGATACCGGAACATTTCAGGTCACGCTGGACGGCGCGGATGCGTACAACGCTGCCTTTCAGGTTACACCGGTGGCCGATCTCGGTTCATGGTTCTGCCTGCTGCCAGGAGAGAATCAAATCATTGTCAACCTGGTCGGCGGCAGCGGTACGTTCGACCTGGACTATTACGAGGCATGGTACTGAAATGGAAATCCGCAATTTTTGGGTTGACCTGTACAACAGCGCTACAGGCGCGCGAGTCGGAGGCGGCCCATTGCACGTTTTGAATTTTTCACAAACGTGGAAGCTCTCGGCCTGCGGTGAGTTCTCTTTTGATTTGAGCGGCGCGGATGCGAATAGCGGCGCGCTGGCCGAGAAGTTGGAGGCTCATTGCTGCTATATCAATGCTGTCGGCGCAGTCGAGGAATTTGGCAGCGGCGTCATCGACAAAATCACCAAATTCGTCGAGGAAGGGCGTTTGATGTATCGCGTCTCCGGCAACGACCTGGGACGACAGCTCTCCTATCGCTCGGTTGGAACGCTAAGCCTGGCGGGGCCAGGCGGGAGCGGTGTGCTGGATGGGCATATACAGGTGATGGGTTTCGCCCCACCCGGCTGGTCAATTGCCGGCGCGTTGGAGACGCGGACTCCAGTCTATCTTGGCTACGACGGCGAAAACGTTCTTCAGGCGCTGGCGCGGATATCTGCACGCCTGGGTGAACATTGGAGCGTGTCTCCTGCTGGCAAAATCGTGGCCTGGCTTGGCCCGGCAAGCGCGTTCTTGCCTTCCGGCGCGCGCGCCATCCGGCAGGTATTTGACCCGGTGGGCGTAGAGCAGGCCAGCGAGATTTGTATCATCGCATCGGTTGAGGAAGAGAGCGTTACAGCCGATTTGGTCACACGGATTATCCCGCGCGGTTCTGGAAATGGCAGCGCTGTCGTCACCTTGTCGGCGGCCACGGAGACGCCCCCGGCGGGATTTACGCTGAACGCAGCGGGGAACTATCTGGTGGCGGATGACGCCGAAGCACAGTACGGACGCATCGAGAGAGTTATTGACTTTAAAGAGATCGGCCCGCTTAGCAACACGACGCCCGACATCCAATCGGCGGCTAATATGCTGCTCCAGGCATCAGTGCAATACCTGCGGCGCTACAGCGCCCCGCAAAAGGCCTGGCGTATTCGGCTGTCGCATACCGGCGTCATTTTGCGCGTAGGTACGACTTTACAGGTGATCTACGATGACGTACCAAACAGCCTGGACGGGATCTTCAATATCTTGGAGGTGCGCGCGCGCATTGACGAAAGCGGAATCTACACGTCTGATATCGTCGTTTCGTCCGCCGACCAGGAACCACTGTCTGATGCAGGCCTGATGGCGAACCAGGTAGCGGACGGGAAAGTGATGGCAGCCCACCAGCAGCTAGGCGTATCGAGCTATGCGCTTTCCTGGCGCGATGAGATGGACCGCGAACATGGCTCGTCCTTTAGATTTTGGCTGGGGGATGAATACACATCTATCCAACGGGCTACCTTTCGATTTCGCATCCAACCGTTGCGCAGCACGGTTAAAAGCGTTGGTGGAGGAAGCACATCAACATCAGCGGGGGGCGGTGGAGTAGTTACCAGCGCCAGTGGCGGCGGGCAGACGGCCAGAGGAGGAAGTCATTTGCATAATACCGAGGTACTAGGAGGAACTCCAGACGGGTCGATCGGATTCGTATCTAATGGGTCTTTTGTGGGGTTGGTTACATCAAATGCAGGCAATATTGGCAAAATCTTCCAGGTGGGCGTCAACGCTAACCACGAGCATGCCATTGCGGCACATTCTCATTCGGTCTCGATTCCTGCCCACTCGCACGATGTAGTCGCCAATGTCAGCATGGAATATGGCATTTTCGAGGAGAGCGCGGGAAACACCCTGGCGGTGGCCGACCTGGTCATTAAATTAAATGGAGGCGGCAACTTATCCGACCAAGTCGAATCGCTGGGCGGAGGCTGGTACGCGATTGAGCTTTTGGAAAATGGCCTGGTAGACGCCGTCTACCGCCCGACCCAGGAAAATAACGAAGTCATAATCACCACCGCCGTAGCAGAAAAAACGGCGCGGATTGAGGCTCAGCTCACACTGCGCGGCGTGGTGCAGGCTGTGAACTATACTTAGACAAAAGGAGAGAAAATGACAAACAATTATCATACTCCCCACTCGACCACAAAAAAAATTCCCGCAACAGGGGCGACTCTCAATGCTCCGCTGGGTGAGCTGGATGATGCGTTGACAACAGCCTATAACGATATCAGCACCCTGCAAA